CTCTGGATCTAGCAAACCTCTGTTTTGTTAGATTGTTGCCGATCGAGATACGTCTCAGGGGTGACCTTGCGACCTTCGGTAAACCACCGAAGTAGCATGGACCATCCGTTGATATGTCTCTTAAGCGACCGGGAACGTACGTCTCTAATCTTGTACTCCTTCTTTTGAAGGTGAACATTGATGCGAGACTGCGGTTTCTCCCAGTTATCAGGTACTTCACGCAACGACAATACTCGACTACGCTCATCTTTCGATGAGTTTAAGAAGAGTTCGTCAGCTGGAATGCATCGGTAGGTGGCTTTAAGCCATTTAGCGATCAACCAGTATGTGTGATAATACTTCCTATCATAGAATTGGTTAGCGTAAGCTATCCAACTCGCGTAGGACTCAGGGCTAGGTGTTGATGACCAGACGTTACGTAAACGTAACGGAGTGACCCGATGTCCTTTATAGGCATCGCAGCCACATGACTCTCTAAAGAGTCCACTGGTACAACTCTTATCGCGGTTAACTTTTAACCCAAACGATTCGAGTTGTTCGATAGCGTGCGCGGCGCGAGCCGTTTCGACTATCACATCGTCACCGTACACTAAGATGCTCTCTCGAGCATCTGCATCCTCAGTTGCAGCCGTTAGGATCGACCAGATAGTTAACGCCAATATGGGAAAGCATAACGCTGACCCCATTGGTGCGAATTTCTCTAGGTTAATGATCCTTCCGTCCGGCAACTGTGTTGATAAACTGCGGCATGCTTCTAGGTAAGGTATAACCTTATCAGGAAACAAGACGCGAACAAGACCAACTGTAACACGGTCACTTGCCTCTTTGAGGTCAAGTGTCGCATACTTCCCAGCCACAGAGCCCAAAAGGGCTCCAAACTGGTTGGGCTGTTGGTCAGTGAAATGAACGTTATCCTTTGTTAAAGGATGACGTTCAACGTGTGCAACGATGGCACGCCCTAATCCTTGTTGAATCCATTGCATTGCAAGGGGTTCACAAGAGATTAGACGCGGGCCCCGTGAGTCTTTAGGCACGAGCAGAACCCGTGCAGGAGACTCCTGACTCTTGAGCTGAGTTAACTCACTCAAGTGATCACATACGTGCCCTAGCGAACAGTAGAAATACTGATCAATAGGGTAAACGGCTGCGATTCGATCCGGAATAGATGTAAACCGCCACTTGTCCCAAAGCTTCTCTTTAGTAGAGACAGCTCCAGGGCCATGCGACGGTACTATTGCGGTCGGGTCAAAGTGCTCGAAAACGCGGTTAAGCAGTTTTCGGGCCCTTCGGATGACGAGACGAGATCCCAACGGATATACTCGGCTTAACGCCGAACTATTCGCTGAGAAACCCGAATGGCAACCTCCGCTAGCGCTCCAATCAGAGTGGGAAGTGGTTTTATCCACTTCCATACTTTGGTAGATAGCGTTGAAGAGGTCGTTGTACGGTTTGATTTCAACTTCCGTTTTTTCAAACGTGGAGATGATTTCATGTTCTTGTTTTTTCGTATACGGTAGTTTATATTTGTAAAACAAATATAAGATCTGCCGTAAGTGTAGGATGCTAACCACGCAAGGATTTGGTAAAACCTTGCCGTCAGCTGTGAACACCAACTCGAATAACTCACCCATAAACATGGGAAGTTTAGTACCAGGTTTCTTTCGGAACCCGATACAGTCGAACCGCTGTTCACTGGATAAAGCTCTATCAAGAGCTTTTCCAAGACGTGGAAGAGTTTTCGTGAGAAAACTCATTCCTTCCCGTGCACAACGACTATCGATCTTTTGGATCGTTAGCTGAAGTGCACGTTGGTTGAATACATCACTGCGTAGCGTTTGCACGTCACGTAGTAATGCAGCGATGATGGATTTACTATCATCTAGGCTCTTATTCATATCCTTTAAAGGTATATGTCCTAGAGCATGCTACAACACTACGTGTTCAACGAAGCAAGCAGGCCCACTTTTCAGTGGAGCCGCAAGTAAGTAAAACCAAGTGTTCTTGTAATAGACCTGAGGAGTGTGAAGTCGGCTTCCGCCGAACGACATCCACCTTAGTTCTTTAACAGGCCAGTCAACCACGAGGAGAACCCAGAGAGACGTACTAGAAAGGTTTCGTTTAGAAACATATTCTTGCACGTTCTCGGGTGCCCCGCAATAGGCTGTGTATCTAATCCGAATATTACTATTTGGATTAAGATTAACTATCTTGGTGACTTGCTTATGACTTCTCCCTAGTAAAAGGAGAACCTGCTCGAGTTGTGTACTTTTCATTCTGGTATATACCGGGAAGAAAAGACAACGGTTGTTACAACGAACCGTTGATCAACGCCTCAGCGCCGCAGCCAGTACCATCATAGAGAATCGTCGTGCTAGCTCCTCGCGATGCGAGAAGCGACACTAGATTCGCTACAGTGTTACTGACTTCGGCGACAGCTGTAAGTTGTCCAACAGGGACATCCACTACAGCGTACGCTGAGATCTTTGCAGTGACGGTGTTATCGACTTCGCCCACGATGGTTTTATCCACGCGGACGAGCGAGCGCCGTCGAGCATTGATCCCAGAGCCCGTTTCAAGGTGCGAAACCGTGATACGGTGCGGACGACTCGGAACTTCGGTTAAAAGTCCGAATACGAGTTGTCTGCTTGAGGTACTCAGCCGGCCGAATTCTTGTTCGGTACCGGCTGCGTTCTTAACTTCGTTAGTGTTTAATGTTGTAGGTAACATGCTTTGTGTTTAAAGGCCCCGTAAGGGGTTGTTTGACCGAAGTTCAACGTTGTCGCGAAAGCTTCAACGCTGATGCTAGGATGAACTCGCGAGAGTTCAACCCACTGCCCGAAAGGGCAGCTACTACATTCAACTTCTGAGTCGACCTTATATAGGCGTCCTCAGTAATTGAACTCGCTATTCTGTCGATCCCGCGGTACGTAGGGGTTATCAATGTTTGTGGTTGAACCACAGTATTGATAGTCCTGAGTACATGCTGGGACCAGCAGAACTTATGGATCAGGGTTACAGGCTCCATGTTTGAGTAACGGAATTGAGCAAGCCATTGGTTTACACCAACGACCCAGTCAACAACGAAACTCCAGGGGATGGCATTCCAAACAATCGAAGGATCAAACATGATCCCAAGTTTGTCTAGAAGGCCCAGCATCAGAGCATTTTGTTTCTGATGATGACTATAGTAATGACTATAGATTACCTGAGCATGGAACAGTCTACGATGATACCGGACCATCCTATACAGACGACAATTACCAATCATTCCTGATGGGTAATTGAAGTTTATGTTTAGGGAGGAACCCGGGTTAGCGTAGCTTGCCGACAGTTTATCACTGTCGACAAAGTCCTTCGTCAGATCGATGTTGTAATCGCGTCTGCGTCGGATTCCATCGTTCGCAACTGTTTTTAACATTTGCTCACGAACTGTACGTAATGTCGTAGCTATTGCAAGCACGTCATTATAGAGCGGTCTGAGGTTGAACTCCGATTGGAGTAAGGCCCCAGACAGCACACCCAGGACACGGAGCAACGACTTTTGCTGGATTTTCCAGTGAAAAGCCGACATGCCCTGCAGCGCAATAGGAAGTTCCTTACGGACCTTACCTAATAGCTGCAGAGCTGACGCCGTATGTCTAGGAAGGGACTTGATATCCTTCAACTCCAATAAAGAGTTGATTAAGGAAGTCTCAGGTCTAGTTTGGCCAAGCATTTGCCTTACGGCAACGTTGACCAATGTATCGATGTTACTAACAAGTTTTACAAACTTACCAGTACCAGCGACCTTCGTATACAACACCGGCAACCCAATAGTAGGGTTGTCCGGTGGTCCGAACTCAGTATCACGCCACAACCATCTGGCACTAGGAAGCTTGAAAGTATGCCCGTAAGGGCTACTTCCTTGCGTCACAGTGTAGAATGTTGTGACTTCGTTCGGGAGGACAGAGAGCATTTTATAATGCTCAAAGTCATTCCAACTATCATGGGTATCTCCCTTGGGTTGAATCGAGCGTTCTTCAAACAACTTCCTATATCTAGGAAGAATGAATGGGAACACTTTCGATGCAGTCCAGTCGGGAAGGTCCGGGAAGAAGTGCGGATAGTAGCTTTTAAGGGCTACCGGCCGAACAACTGTCTCGGGGTCATGATATTCGTAACGAGTCTCAGTGGCTGAGTATGTATCCATATGGTAGTGAAGTATTCACCATGGC